TGAGTCCGAACCTGAACCCAAGGCTGATGAATCTGAACCCAAGGCTGATGAATCTGAACCCAAGGCTGATGAATCTGAACCCAAGGCTGATGAATCTGAACCTACTGGCGAGGAATCTTTTGTTGATAGTGGCAAAGACGAAATTGTATCTGAAAGCAATGAAAGCAATGAAAACAATGAAAGCAATAAAGCCGAGCCAATTACTCCTGAACCCGAGTCCAAACCAGAAGAACCTATGGATGAGACCAAAACAGAAAAGCCTGATTCATCTGAGGAAAAGGAAGAGGTAACCGCGTCGCAAGAGTTGGAGCCCGGTAAAATGTTGGTAAAAGTAAAACCCACCATCGCCGACGTATTTGGTTCAAAACGCGAATTCTATGTAGTTCAAGATACTTTAGAGCCTGCTAAGGGAGGTTCTCGAAAAAATATTAAAAAACGTAAGGGCAGGAAGACCAAGCGCCGAAATCAAAAGAAATAAGACGTTCAAATTGACATAAACGTTATTTCATCTATATACATATATGAAATAATGGCAAATACTTTTTTGGATATAAGCCTAACTATAATTATATCTATAATAATCATTTGCGGGACACATTATTTATGGAATAATATTGTAACCACATATAGCACGAAAAAGACGAAAAATCTGGTGGATTCGCAAATACAAAAATATAAGAAAATAATAGGCGAAATTCAACAAGGAAGCATAGGTTCTCAACATGTCGATTTTTTAAGTGAAGAAGAAAAGAAAAATATGGACGAAAGTCTAACTGATTATATCATGTCACTGAACCTGGCTACGGACCCGGCTACGGACCCGGCTACGGACCCGGCTACGGGTCCTGGAACAATCACACCTTGAAATGTATTTTCGAAATAATATAAACACAAGAATACATATCTATGTATAGATAGTCATGGAGCTATCTCAACCCCAACTATCCCATATTATGAAGCGCTTTCCTGATTTTGAACTTTCCTATGAAACTATTTCACATAAGAAAGTTTCCGCGGCATATAACCTATGTCTGGCTATACCCACCGGCAAAAAGATGTTTGCCTGGTTTACGTTTCACCAAGATAAAGATATCTGTTACTTATTGGATATGAATAAGGAAAAGAAAATTACAAAGGCCACGCTAACAACACAATGCGCGGACGAAAAGCTAGCCCTCGGCACCGTTATATATGGGTCTTATTTACAAGACGACAATTGGTTTGTTATCGAAGAACTCTATTATTACAAGGGCGTTTCTCTCAAAAATATGAAATTCGGTGAAAAATTCCAGCTATTGAAGGAATTGCTCTCGACGCAAGCGGGCGGTTCCATCAAATTCTGTCTTCCGGTTATGTGGGAATTTAAGCCCATTACTGCGATAGACGAATACCCGTCCTATATTCCCGAATCGATTTCGGCCAATATATATTATCCAGTCCACCATATTCAATACAGAGCCATTTATGATATTATGCCAAATTTAAACGTCCACTTGAACCGTAAGATACTGCCCGCGGTCATTAAGAAAAAACAAAGCAGCCATACGTTTGAAACTATACCCTTTACTATGGATATCAACAAGCCCCAATATAGATATTCCACAGTGTTTCAGGTAACTGCCGATATCCAATATGATATCTACCATCTATTCGCCTACGGGAAACATAATTCGCCAGTGTATTATAATACGGCCTATATTCCCAACTATAAAACGAGTGTATTTATGAATGGACTCTTCCGAAAGATTCGAGAAAATAAAAATATTGATTATATCGAAGAAAGCGACGACGAGGAAGACTTTCAGAATCTGAACGAGGATAAATATGTAGACCTAAATAAGGTGTTATTGATAGAGTGCGTATTTAATAGGAAGTTTAAGAGGTGGACGCCAGTGCGTGTTATGGATAAACATTCAAAGATTGCGCATATCGGGCAATTGGGCCACTGTTAGTCATCGAGTCCGATCAGACTATCAATATTGATTAGGCATTTGCCTACGTTTGTGCTTTTACTTGAGGGTTCGACTTCTTGGTCGTCATCTTCAATACACGTCGTATGCGAACTTTTTTTACTGTCCACCTTGGGTTCAAATACTTTTTTCCATACAGTTTCATCATTGATATCATCCATATTTTTATATTTCGCGCTCGTGGTCTCTATGATTTTATAATTACATTTCTTATAAAATCTCTTCCTCTGTGTCCACTGGTTTTGAAATAAATCATGCGAATCGACTATATCCACCACTATAGGATTTTCATGTCTTACTCTCAATATACGCCCTACCGACTGAATAATATCCGTCTTGGGGGTTACCATAACCAGAGTAGAAAGCGTTTTAATATCAAGAGCCTCTGCCGCCATGGCATAAGTAGCCAAAACAATTTCCTTACATTCAGTAGCTTGTAGGGCCATTTGTTTCATTCCTCCTACATAATAACCCACTGACGCAAGTCTTTTAAACTGAATGGCCTCATATAAATACGTAAGTAGCGACCTATTATGCGCCAATATCATAATTTGATTCTCTGATTCTTTCAATAAATCGCCGATGACTCGCACTATAAAGTCGCTTCTAGGGGAAAACGCGCATAGCTTGGTAATCATGGTGCTATATTTCGGACTTCCGCGAAAATCATATTCGGTCTCGTTAAATTCGGGGTCGTTGCTAGCGTATTGTAACGACCTAACACATACCAAATCCTCGTCTTCGCGTTTTTCCGTATATATCTTATCACCAATAAACATATAAAGGACCTTGGTGAGTTTATCCTTTCGGTCAACTGTCGCCGAAATCCCAAGCATATAAGGTGTGATTATTTTACAAAGACTTTTCGAAAACTGCTCGCTACCTATGCGATGAACCTCGTCGATGATAGTTAGACCGAAACACGAAAACGCATCGGCGGGAAACTCTCTATCATATAAACTTTGTAACATACCTATCACGATGTCCTTACCTTGAACATCAAATGTGGGACCTTGGATTTTACCCACTCTCGCGCTGGGTAGGAACTCGCCGATACGCTCTATCCATTGATTCATTAAGAATTCTTTATGGACTATGATAAGCGTTTTCTTTTTAATGAGTGAAATGATTTTAAGAGCCATAACCGTGTTATGTGTGACCGTAAAATCGCCCAATACAAATCGTCGGTTACCGTCAATCTCGAAACCGAAATATTCGTCGTTGCGCACGGGTTTTACGGTAAATCTATAGGTCAACGACCCCTCGACCAATGCCTCGGGACTATACATATTCATAAATACAAAACGCGCGGGTATTTCGCTAAGTCGAGCATGAGACGTGCTCTTTAAATCTACGTAGTAGTTATTATCGATGGAATAATACGCGTTTGTTTCAAATCCTAGGGAGCGTGTCAAATATAAAACGGTGGATTTATGCATTATACTCGACGATGACAGACAAATACGATAGACTTTTGATTCCACATAATGGTTTCTATCTACTATTCCGGCAAGTAATTGTAATTGTATTTCTCGAGAATTACGGACGCATTTATCCAAAATTTCCAAATGGGTATAATTATTTAAATAAAACCCGGTTTTATACGCTTCCAGAATATCCATGGGAGTTTCGGGGAATTGTATCGGGACGCGATACCCTAATAAATCTTCTTTATATTCGCTTGAAAGATATTGTTCTATAGATAGGTCGAGAACTTCTCCGGTTACCGCGTGTTTCAATGATAATATATGACTCATATTAGTTACATAACGAAAGTCGGTGTTTTCTTGACATATATGGGCCATTTTCTCTATTCCGTGCGCCAAACTGAGAACTTTTCTGGGCCTGGAATCGTCGCCCATGAGTAAATCGCCCACCCGCACATCTTGAACCATTTTAATTGTCCCGTCGCTCATTAGTAGAGGTGTGTCTTTCCCTAGACATTTACCGCGTCCGCAGGGGACTTCCAATATACCGCCTCCGCCTTTTGCGTCGATACCATTCGTGCCGAGACCATTCGTGGATCCACATATTGGCGTATTTACATAATCGGTATAAATTCCGATGATTTTGTCTTGATAATCGCGGAGGGGTTTGACAAACGGGATATCTAGGTCGTAACCTCCGTCAATTTCGCTGCGCGGAGGTAAGCCATACCGCTGGATACCGTAAAAACGGGGTAAATAGAGTTTATTTGTATTTTCACGGAAGACGGGAAAACTGGACACTTCTGCGCCTCCTCCTACGGCGCCAAATAGCTGAGGTTTAACATATAGCTCGGCTTTTAGGTATTCTAAGTCTTCCTCGGTTAATATGGATTTTGGAATGGTATATCCTTTCTTGCCTAAGTAGGATTGAGAGCATACCGAGGCCCTATATTCAGGGTCGAGGGAATCCCCTCCTCCTACACCCGACCCTCCTCCTACGCTTTTATCAATCGAGATTATATTTTTAGGAGATGCCTTTTTTACAGGCTTTTTTTGAAATCGGCGATACATTGGTGTCTATTTTTATAGGAATATCTTTATTATATTTAGTGGGTTCAATTTTTAGGGGGGGGAACCTATGGTTTCCTCAATGACGTATTCGACGTGATAAGGACGCAGGACTCCGAATGAACCTGAAGGAGTCCGTAGGTTCCCCTTGCCCCTCGGAATATAATAGACGGATATACTATAAATGAACATCGCAAATTTAGTAAAATCCTTTTCTCAATTAGAACTTTCTCTATTAGTCGTATTCATTCTTTATTTAGTATTACCTATTCAAACGCCCGGCTTTTTGGCCGGTTCGGTCGATTCGTCCATCGGCATGGTTACTATGTTTGCCATAACTCTTTATTTATTCTTCTACTCCAACCCCATTTTAGCTATCATATATATCTTTGTTGCCTATGAATTATTACGTCGTAGTTCGAGTCTGACTGGCCGCGTTGCCATGATTCAATATACCCCTACCCAACAAAAGAAGGATACTCAAATGGCAAAGATGAACCCTGTTACCAGCGAAATTTTGGAAGTCGATGTCATATCGAAAATGGCGCCCATAGGCAAAAGCGACCCTATCCAATTCTTATCTAGCTCTTATAAGCCAATTGTGGAGTCGGTAGGAACGGCGTCGGCCTTCTAAGAGGGGAAACCTACGGTTTCCCCTTCAACCCCATCCCTTTGCCTATTGGGATTCGTAAATTGGTTTACATATTGATAATTCATTATGTAAAATATCCTAGCACGGCAAAAGGATGGGTATGCGTAGCGAACGGAGGGACTGCGAAGCAACCCTTGGTTTCCTCAAAGACCGCTTCGCGGTCTTAAGGTTGAGGCGACTTGCTTCGCAAGTGGCCTCCGACCCCTCCCTACAACATCATCAGTCGGATAAGACAAACCATAATAGGTATAATGGCGAATAACCCTACACCGCTGTAATAGGTTATCTTATCTGAATTAAAATTACCTGTGAAATAGAGCGACAGCAAGAGGATAATAATATACATAATCGCGGCACCCAAGTAAGACGGGACACACTCTTTAACAAAAAACGTTACAGATTGACTCATCAATAGTAAGAAATCCTTTAGATCGGTATATTTTATCGGCTTCGCGTCAGGAGCCGGCGTTTCATAGGGTTTAAATAACGTCAGTGTAGGAGTTCTCAACGTCATGAATTCTTTATCCAATTTACTATTCTGTAATATAGAAAAGGACAGGCCATAAAATACACATATGAATAGCGCCGTCGTAATATACGTATAATTACCCTTTTGAAATCCGAAGATAATGAGGTATAAAAACATGCATGTTGTTATCAAAGACAACCATAAATCCGCCGACCTTATTCTTACCCAAATATTAGGTACCGCCGTTGAATATTTATCATGAAATAAAATGGTCTTATCGACAATAATCGCTTTATATAATTTCGGGACCGCAAAATAGCAAAACACTAACCCTACGATAAACGTAAAAAAGTTTAGAGTGGTTTTCATGAAATCAATTTGATTTTTTTCATTCGTATATTCGGAATTAATGGGAACATTATAGGTTTGTATTTCTTGGTCGCTTACGCCCGCGGGATTACAATCTATATATATTTCGTCGTCCTTCTGTTTTATTATATTGGACTTGGGGATAATGGTATAGTGCGTAGGTGCGTTTATGTTAAATAGCGACGTTGTAGTTATGTAGCTCTTTATTTCTGCCGCCGTGCTCGCGTTGACTTGAATAGGAGTAGTGAATATAAACACTGGTTTGCGCGGGTCAGAATTGCTATTATAAATAATACAGTTATCTTGGTCGGGTATTAGGTTATTTAAAACTATACTGGCGGATACGGAATTCGGGTCGCTCAATAAAAAATATATATTATCGACGTCATTGGTTGGGCGGGTTGAATCGGCCGACTGTTTTATAAAATAGCACACATATGCCGTGGCAGTTGCCGTAATATGTTCTAAAACAAGCTCTCCAATAATATCCTTGTTATCTACGGTAACGCCCTGGATATTTTTATGTAGTAAGCCGTAAATGTAGATGTTTGTAGTTCCGAAGTTTTTTTGACCCTCGCCGCCCGTATAAACTAAATTATAAGACGCTGTGTTGTTGGGAAAAGGCGATTTTAAATAGGTATCGTTTCCAGCGTCGTTGGGAAATGTTTGAACATCGCTTCTGTTTATTTGTGTAGAAAAATAATTATATACGATTTTATTTGTGTTATCTACTGGATTATTTGGGTCTTTTAAACTAAAATATGACATTATTACCCGATTCTATATAGTATTGTATGATAATATATAGACTAGACATACTAAAACGGCAGGTATTGAAATAAATTATTCTCATACGCCGTCACTCGAAAGCTATCATTATAACCCTCCACATAAACACTATCGCCATTATTTACGGGGTCGCATCCATATTCGCTCGTGCAGCTTTTACCATTTACACTCACGGGTAATTTCGTATTCATATTCCCCGTCGTCGTCATGGTATAATATTGCCATTTATCGCGTCCGGCCATGGTTCGCCTTCCCATTAAGGGCAATATGAGTTCGCCGTTACGACCTCCATCTTTGGTTAATATTCCTACCTGTTGGTAACTGGAATTAACGGCGCGGGTTTGAACATTTACTGGGATGGCGCCGCGGATATCTCCACCTGCACGGGGATAATAGATTCCGTCGTCGGTTTTCATAGGTGGCGCATATGGGTCGGAAATAGTGTCGCGGCGTGTAGCCAAACCGCTAAATACAGCCGGCGGTATTTGAGAACCAGAGGTTACGATAACGATATTGTTATCTTTTTTCGCTTGGGGTTTCAAATAATGCGTGTAGTATAAGTAACCGATTAAAACGAATATGACGATTAACATGAATAGCGTCATGTTTTCAACGCATATCACACCGGGAATACATTTTTTGCCCATAGCGTCTTTATATTCGAATTATTATATAATAACACGACATTTTTATGTTACACGCATAGGAAAATCCACACCAAAAACCCTAGAACGCAACCGAGAATACCAAATAACATCAAGATACTTGCCGCGATTTTTATTATATCACAAATAAGACTACATGTCCAAATGCGGAGGACTTCTACTTTTGGTTCAGTAGAAATGCCCATGACTTCAATAATAACAGGGTCGGCAACGGGAAGGTCGGCAACGGGAAGGTCGGCCAAGGGAAGGTCGGCAACGGTAAGATTGCCAGTAACAAAGGGAATGTTTGTGCCAATTTGAAGTGGGTTCTCTACGTCAGTCATGTTTTATGTTTTTTTGAATTATGAAAAACTATAAAACTAATAAAAGTCTTCAATTTTCTACATGAATACTCCTTTAAATTCATCTCCGGCTCTTCTTAGCGTATCTGTGCCCTTATTTAATTTCTCCTTTATTCCTACTCTAAAATCATAGTCAATGTCACTGGCCTTTCGACTCAATGTTGACTGTTTCATTCTACGACAGTTATAACAATCGTCTCTTACAGCCAATGAAAAATGCATAAAATGGACACTAGTAAGTCTAAAAACGTTCCCATCTAACCATTCCAAATTATCCCATATATATTTTTCAGTGGAATAGAAGTCGGCGCCAAATTGTTTTAGAAGCCATAATATAATCCTGAATGGTAAATATGTCATTTGACCCAGTGCTTCTACAAAATAATAAAATATACATTTATGAAGATTTCCTATGAATTTTATTCCGCAGGATACATACATAAACATAAATATGCCGGTGTATTCGAATAATTCGGCAATATCTATAAAACCATTACCAATTCCGTCGAATAGTCCAGTAACTTCTTCGCCTATTCCGTCGAAAATATGCCGGAATGCCGAGCCGAACATGAAAAACCTACGCGGAATTTCCAAAAACGCTTTTCCCACTTTATCGAAGATATCCTCCAATGGGCCTAATACTTTATTTTTTACAGTATCAATAGCGCTATTTATGCCATCTTTCATTTGGTTACCTACTTCCTCAAATTGAGATCCTACCTTTTTGAATGGCCCGGCCAATTTATCACCTATCTCATTTAATGACGGAGGGTCGGGTATATGAATGTCACCAAGGTCGAATTTTTCAATAAGCGGTTCTCTTTTTTCGTATTCTATTCCATTTATTATTTGCTTACGGAAACATAGAAAATATATAATAGCGGAAATTATAAGTAAGTTAATTACCACGAAAAAGTATTCTAAACCGTTTATTTCATACATATACACCAATGATATTTTAACCGTTCGTATGCGAACCTATAGATGTTTCCCCTCACCTTATATATAGCCTGGCCGAAAAGCCGAAGCGAGTTCATCGCCGCCGTCACGTATCGTATTAATACCATGTTTTAATTTATAAGGAATTCCTGTTAAAAAATCGTTATTAATATCGTTTGCCACTCTACTCACCGTAGACTGTTTTATCCTTCTACAATTATAACACTGTTCCCTTACATTTTTCGGGAAGTGGGCGATATGGAACTTCATAGTATTAAATATTATACCATCAAACCATTCCACGTTATTCCAAAAAGATTCTTCATATGAATACATATCTAATCCTACCATATAAACAAGCCATAGCGTCCATCTTATAGGTAAATACATTATTTGGCCGGCAATTTGTAGTGAATAATAAAAGATACATGCGTGTAAATTTTGTATCATCTGAACCCCACATTTTATATAATCAAATAGAAAGAAGCCCGAATATTTCATTAGTTTACCTATATCATCGAAGCTGTCATGTATTCCTTCTCCGAAACCAACAAATTCTTGCCCTATTCCTTCGAATATATGTTTGAATCCATTACCAAAGGCAATAAACCGTTTTGGTATCTGTTCAAATGTAGCTTTTACTTTATCAAATATGTCCATCAATGGACCCATCATGGCATCTTTGGCTTGATTGGCGATACCTTTGACTTCATTACCAATTTGATTAAACCCGCTATTCATTTTATTTCCTAATTCATTAAATGCCGAGTCCATTTTGTCTTTGATTTCATTGGGGCTTGGTGGGTCGGGGAAATCTTTACCAAATAAATTAAAGTCTTCCTTAAAACCTTCGGTCTTGTCTTTATCATAATAAGTCCATAATCTGAATATCTTGGGTCCTAGGATTAAATAGGCTATGATACTCAATATGGCTATGACATTGACTATAATAAAAATATATTCTAGTATAGATGCGCCCATATGTTTTTCTATTATCGTTTCTATATTGTGAGGACATTTTTAGATAAAGTGGGGAACCCACTGACTCCTTAAAGTAACGCTGCCTTTTAGTTCAAATCACCACATTTCATGGGTAGATTGAATGAGATCTAACTTACATATTGATAATTCATTATGTAAATAATATCAGTAGTTCGAATTTATTCCATTATTACTTTCCGGTCTTCTTGACGTGCTTATTCTTATACTGTTCGTATTTGTTAATAAACGTTTCGGCCTTATCTAATTCCGTATTGATTTTCTTTACTCCACCTAATATATTCTTTTGTATCTCCTCGAACGACTCGTAGTCCTTCTTTAATTCCTTCAAATCCTTTTCCTTTTCTTTATCTCCTCCTTTCGTCGTATCGGAAGACGTCATACTTTCCTTCTTTTCCTCCTTCTCTTCCTTCTCCTCATTCTCCATGCCCTCTTTCTTTTCCTTCTTTTCCTCGCTCTCGCCTTCCTCCTTACCTTCGAAACCTTCATGACGTAATTTCATTGCGTATTTAAGGACCCAAGTGAATAACAAAGCCACAGATAACACAATAATCATGTTTTTGGTGAAGAAAGACGCTAAAAATCCTATTAAAATAAGAGCGATGGTAGAAGTAATATCGCGGGTATTTACATACGTAAATAATACCACAATGGTTACAAATACGAGAAAATATAAAAACAAACGGCTGGTTAATAACGGCGCCAAAAACCTGAGTTTGGGGTAAGACATTCGATTTACATTCGCCTTTATAGATTTTCCGAATTTACTCGCGCTGGACGCTATATTCGAGATAACAGATTTAAACGACATTATATACATAATACTGCGAAAATATCCGGAATTGTCAAATCAAACGTCGTCCTCATTTTGATACGCACTAGGAATATCTCCGCCATAAATATCTAAAACTTCTTTCACTACGTCCTCTCTCTGTATGTCGCTGCGCTGAAACTCAAAGCTAGATATACTGGATGAACGCTTTCCGCGGAATTTATTTAAAAAATCGTCTAAACCGTTTAATTCGTTATCTCTATCATACTGTTCTAAATCACCCGTGATGACCAATCTACTATTTTCTCCTAAACGCGTCATCAACATTTTCATCTGGGCTATCGTCGAGTTCTGCATTTCGTCGGCGATTATCCACGCGTTTTTAAACGTCCGACCACGCATATATCCTAGCGGTGCGATTTCTATGATTTTCTCCTCCATAAGTGCTGTCACCTCTTTTGCCGAAATGAAATTGTATAAAATATCATAGATGGGCCTTACCCACGGCGCCATTTTTTCTTCCAATGTGCCAGGTAAATAACCCAAGTCTTCGTCTACGGATACGGATGGACGCGTAAAAATGATTTTCTCGTATGTGCCGTTCAAAAAGTTGCGAATTCCGTATTCAGTGGCGAATAAGGTCTTCCCTGTTCCCGCGGGTCCAGTCGCCACTACGATTTTCTTATTTTTATGTTTAAGCAGTGATGTATATAATTCTTGGCTTTCGTTTTTGGGCGCTGTGAATTTGCTTTCGAAACGCTCGCGCTCTGCCGCCGATAAATAATGCATATTTTCGTATATACTGCGTTGACGCGATACCGATTTTTCCACTTCTATTTCGCTGCGATATTCGTTAATAAATTCTTTGTTATTTTGTCGTTTAGGTTTACGTGAATGTTTTTTTTGGTCCGATTTTACTATTCCAATAGCATCATCCGAGTCATTATCCAATATATTACGTCTCATTTATACACTATACCGTTACTTTAATATATACAGAGAATTCGCGCATCTAGCTGACTATTTGGTTGGAAACAACCATTTGTCCACTGTAGTTCTCACGCAAAACAAATGATGAAAAAATATACCCAGCGCGAATAAACCCCCTAAAACAATCCAGAAGGGATATTTGCCCGTATAAGATATTAGGGCGGCTAATAAAATCGTTAGCACAACATCGACTACGGCGATGTCGAAAAAACGGTATTTATGAACTCCCGTATTCGGCTTTCCGAATATGTCCTTGTATTTACAAAGCCCGATGTCTGATTTTTGGGATGCGTTTGTATTAGGTATATTTATAGATTGCCACATGATATGTGCTGTGTCTATATATTTAACAATATATATAGATTAGACAAATGAGCGATTGCTCAGTGAACCACATATCTTACCAAAGTCCGATTTTTCTAAACCATAAAAACATTATCGACATTCAGCAATCCATTTCCATTATAGGAATCAATAAGGACGCAAAATATAATGAACAAAAACGTATTTTTGAAGTGGCTGCGAGTGTAATATTACAATTACGCAATGTGCGTTATCGACTCGTTGAATACCATTTTCATATGCCCAATGAACATAAAATGTATAATAAAACCTACGACGCGGAAATACATTATGTTTTCAGACAGATAGACCCGAAAAACCATAATAAAGAATATGATTCCGATGATTGTATGGATATTTGTGGTTGCGGAAAGAGAGAACTTTCAAATGGTCTATATAAAGCAGATAACATATTGGTAATAGGACACGTAATTGGTTCACAATACAATCATGGACGAACCATTCACAATGATATAATAGACCTTACTCAACTTCAAGTAAAATTACCTAGATATTACTATGAATATGATGGGTCACTAACGACGGGCGATTTTGCGCCAGTTAGGTGGTTGGTTGGAGACGAACCACTATACATACCTATCGAAAATTTGGTGGGTATATCAAAGCCCGCGCGCCCGATACAGGCAAATGATGGGAGGATTATTTTATACGCAAAGAAGTCAGGCCATAACGATATGTAATGATAGCATTTATGATGTGACTTTGATATAGAATTTTCATTTACATATATTTGGCCAATCATTTTTTCTGGATTATTGATAAGAAAATTACTCTGAGCTTTTATCAGGACAAAGTAGGGATTCCAGAGGAGTCCTTGGTCCCCTCAAAATTGAACCAAAAAACACAGATAAATATATCCTTATACTATTATTTAGCACTTATCATGTCCGAGCCAGCTTTTGTTGAACCCATTTTGAAACCTGACGAGAACCGCTTTGTCATGTTCCCCATCAAATATAATGATGTTTGGGATATGTATAAACGCCAAGTCGACTGCTTTTGGCGAGCGGAGGAAATCGATTTATCCAAAGATGTGGCAGACTGGAATAAACTCGGCGAGGACGAACAAAAATTCATTAAGATGGTATTGGCATTCTTCGCGGCGTCTGATGGCGTCATCGTCGAAAACTTGGCTGTTCGGTTCATCAACGAGGTCCAAAACTCTGAAATCCGCGCCTTCTATGGTTTCCAGACCATGATGGAAAACATTCACTCCGAAACCTATTCATTATTGATTGAAACGTATATTAAAGATTCCGAAGAGAAAAAGATGCTATTCGAAGCTACGTCTAACTTCCCATGTATTGCCAAGAAGGCAGACTGGGGTAAGAAATGGTTGACTGACCGTCGCAGTAGCTTCGCTACCCGTCTCGTCGCCTTTGCCGTCATTGAAGGTATCTTCTTTTCGTCTAGTTTCGCGGCCATTTACTGGATTAAGAAGCGCGGTTTGATGAGCGGTCTTACGTTTGCCAATGAGCTTATTTCTAGAGACGAGGCGCTTCATACAGAATTCGCAGTGTTGTTATATAGTAAATTGGAACGTAAGGTTCAAAAGAAAAAGGTTCATGATATTATCAAGGATGCGGTGGAAATCGAAAAGGAGTTTATTACTGAATCTATTCCTTGTCGTATGATTGGCATGAATTCGAAACTCATGATTCAATATATTGAGTTTGTTGCCGACCGCCTTGCCCTTCAATTGGGATACGATAAGATTTATAATTCTACCAACCCCTTTGATTTTATGGAATTGATTAGTATTGAATCCAAGGTGAATTTCTTCGAGAGGACCAATTCGGAGTATGCTTTGGCGAATAAGACGGTAGATAGTGATGTATTTGAATTTAATGCGGACTTCTAGACGCATTCGTTCGCAGCACATACCCTTTTCCTAGCAGACAAATAAAAATGTTACATTGTCTTTTTTTATATATGTTATGTGATATTAGTTTTCTAGTATTCAAGCCAATTATCTATTCTTATAATATAATAACCCCCCAAATGAGTCGAGGAAACCAAAGGCTTCGTCAAGAAAATATTGATCGCAAGAAGTGGGAAAATGAACTTTATCAACTTTCCAAACCACAACCCTGGGAAATAGAATTACAAGAGAGAGGTATAGATAATTTACCGCGGTCTACATACGCCGAAGATTTTTTGGCCCAAGAAAAACAAAGAGAGAATAGAGAGAATGCGTTAAGACAAAAGGCTATATGGGCAGAAAATGAAAAAGCATACGCAGAAGCACAATCAAAAGCTCACGCAGAAGCTGAAAATAAAGCTTTAGAAGAAAGGGTTGAAGAAAAGATGGATATTGACGGTGGTAAATCCAAAAAATCGAGAAAGAGTAAAACCAATAGAAGAAAAAGAAAGAATAAGGCCACTAGAAAAAATAAAAAACGCCGAGCGCGATATTGATGTTTTTACATAATGCTATTTGATATTATGTAAAACCTTTTCCGGTATTCAATTTATGGTTCCCCCCGCTGTGTAAAGGTCCAATGTCCTCGCACTCGCATCCTTGGCATTAACATACTTGGGCATCCAAAAATATGGCACTATTTTTCCCATCCCCTTATAATTAAGTTCAAACAAATATCTATAATAAAACTGCTCTGAAGTATCCGGCGTCAGGTGCCCATTGACTTCACTCATCGTCGGACTAGCCTCACACATTGCCTTAAAGTCGTTTTTATTTACATTTTCTTTGATATCGACCAAGTCACTTATCTGCCTGTCGGTGAACTCTTGAATAATTTCATACAACGACCGCGTTTGCTTCGATACCCCATCACTAAATGCCTCCTTCTTACGCCATAAGATTTCATTCGGCAGAAGAGCCTCGCCCTTACTATTTTTAAAATACGACGACGAAAACGACATTCGCAGCATGTGCTTTTCTGTGACGCTGCTATCTTTAAACCGCCGTAAATGGGCCGGCAACGAAAGATATTGCTGAGTCCATGTGCGGTCCAAAAACGGCGTCCTCGGCTCTAGACCATGCGACGAAATCGACTTATCGGAGCGCAAAACATCATACAAATATATATCGGATAAAAGGCGGCGGCATTCCTTATCAAACTCAATAGAATCTGGCGCGCACCTCATATATAAATATCCTCCCGTCAACTAATCCGAGCCATCGCCATTAAAAATCACCTTGGCCTCGCTATGTTCCGAAATATATTTACCGAGCAACCAGTTTCCTATGCTGGCCCGCACCGTGGTGGTATCATAACTCTCTATGTCTTTAATGACGTCAGGTATGGCGCGCAGGAAATCCTGCTCGCTCAATATAATCTCTGTATGATTGGTTCCCAAATAATCTGCTGCTATTCTGGCGTGCCTTAAATCATCCGACCCCTCTAATCCAATACTATACGTTTCCAATTTCGGTAGGTTGTGTTTTATGGTATACTCATTTACGAGCGCCGTAATTAGGCTACTATCCAAACCACCCGATAATAGGCATGCCACCGGCCTCTCTGTAGCATCACACCTCTTACTTACAGCATCTTGTAAATACTTTTGTATCGTCTTGATGGCGTTATCAATGTCCGTAAAATGTTCCGTCATATCATGGATATTCGTATGAAACCCTGTCGTATGGTATCGCGCGTTTTTCTCGATTTCGACCCACTTATTATTTACAGTATAATGTAGTTGAAATGTGCTATATGTTCCTGGCTGAAATTGCTCTATTTCGTATATATATTGCGACGGGGCGAACCGATTATCGTTCATGGCGCTCTTCAATTCCGTCAATTCTTTCAACTCGCTCGCGAAGGCATACATATTTTTATCGTAGGCCGGCATGAATTCGTTAGCCTCCATAACTTTTTGATAGTCCTCGTTTACGCTTCGCAAAGCATATAGCGGCCTTACCCCATACGGGTCCCTTGCCACATACATCTTCGCGTCTTTATTATGTAGTCTGTAATCCACCAAAACGAACGAAAACACGCCGTCCAACATTTGAAGTGTATGTTCGATGCCGTATTTCAAATATAAATGAATAATAACCTCGCAATCGGAACCGGTCACGGGCTTTATGCTCATATCCTCGTATAGCTCTTTATAGTTATAGATTTCGCCGTTACATATTAGCGCAATATCTTTTACAATAATAGGTTGGTTCGACTCGTCATTTAGACCATTTATAGCTAATCTATGAAACCCAAAATCGGCTTGTATCATTACATTTTTAAATACCGAGAATTCCGGACCGCGATGCTTTCCTTTCTCGAATTCCTTTGTTACGAAAGTTCGGGGGATATTTGTGTTATTTAAAAGGGCGAATATTCCGCACATGGTTCGGATACTCGCCCCTGGACTATTTACATATAAAAGACGAATAATCTTTAACCCGTTTCTAGGACAATGTTTTACCGCGATTGAGAGGGATTATATGTCGAGAACTTGGAATTTTGTCCGAAGGGCCGTTTTCCCAAAGTCTCGGAACGTAAGGAGGGGTCATAGGACTCCGAAGGTTCCTTGGTTCCCTCAGGCTCGCATTGCGAGCCGCAGGTTGAGGCCACGAAGTGGCCTCTGACCCTAAAAAAATTGAGAACTTTTGGTAAATCATATAATGTTTATTATCTAATGAAAATATATCTATAAAGGTCATGTCACAACCCTTGGATTATACTTCATATCATTCTGAACCGAATCAAAAAACATTGAATAAAGCGGCTTTAGCTAATCGACCTCTTTCTATGTCCACCATCCAAAGTGCCCCCATGAAATGCGATAGTTGCTCTAGTCATATACGACCTGCCAGCACGTCGGTGTTTCAAATGAGGAATGGCGAAGACGCACTTAAGAGCCAATTTGTATCTGTAGAGAATAAATTTAACTCCAAAGAAACCCCTATTTCGGTCGTATTCAAAAAGGATATGTCGAAAGAGAAACATGAGATTAATGTATTGACGAACGACCCGTTTAATGAACATGACGCGGACTATTACATAGGTGATTATACGTTATTACCTAATCACCAGCAAAAACAACAAGTCAATTCTGCTTATTATACCAATAAGAAAAACGACGACAAGGATGATGCGGAAAAAATGGATATTTATACGAATATTTATGTCGGATCTATTACGGTAATTAGTTTGTATTTGGTGTATAGATTGTTGCTCAAGTAAGGCAAGGGAACCTACGGTTCCCCCCGCGCCCCCCTCCCTTTAATGGTTGGACCTTCATAATGTTTTTGATATACTTCGTAGTTGAACCCTCCATTTAACAGCCGCGGCTCCTTTTATAATTGGGCCTTTTTTGTAATTGGACAATATGTTTTGGTATTTTCTTTTTACATAATGTTACTCACATTATGTAAATTTATCTTAGGTCGGCATAATTAGGGAACGGGTCATATTAGAGCTTGAAACGCTTATAGATTTGGAGTGCGACTAAGCCACCAAAGATTTGTGCCAAGCAGTAAGGAATGATATCCGCCGTAGGGAATTGTCCCGCCGAAGCCAACGTAATCGTTACCGCAGGATTAACGTGTCCGCCAGATACCTTGGACGTTAATAAAATGGTAAGCGCTAATGCTGCGCCAATGGCGAGAGGATTACCCGTGGCAAGAATTACGTATATGAAGAAAACCGCTCCAAAGAATTCAGCTAAATACTTATACATCTATATAATAAATCCATATAAAATTTTTGTTTGTGTCATGGTCCATCTATATCTAGCCGGCATAAGTATAGTTTTGTTTTCGCCGCTTATTTTTTATTCTATGACTCATAACCGCCAATTACAGCACGTAAATACCATATATTCGACGAATCAACTAAACGCGCTGTCTTCCGATTATTATACAGATAAGCCCCTACATAACCACGTGTTATGTCCTTATTTACGGGATGTCGTCGGAAACGGCACGTCGCCCCCTTATCATTTTTCCGACATAGAATTGGTCAAACTAGACACATTATATATGTCACTCGTTTATAGTAAACGTAATTTTCCATATACATTCCGAAATAAGGTTTATGTGGATATAGATAATGATACGGCGAATGAAATTTTTCGGTATGTATGTCGTGAATATTATTCCGCAGATCCGTCTCCTAACGCAGGATACTATATCGGCGCGTTTATGATTACCGCATTACTATATCGGTTATGTAATATATAGGCAATACATAATGGACGCATCTGGTAATAACAACAAGGGGAAAAATTGGACTACCGACAACACACAGACTTTACTCGCATGGATTACCATTGGCTCGTGTTTCATCAAATTCCTCGATAGCCAAATAAAACGTAATCGCACTTTCATACGGGTAAATACTTTACAGTCTATCATTATGAATACCGCCACAGGTTCTATCGGGGTCTCGCAAATTAGTTCTATTTTTAGCCAACAAATTCAACTTATTTTGACCCTTATTTTCACATTTATGGCGTTTACTCTGACCATAACCACTGGCGTGATAAAGGTTTGTCAAATCCATGAAAATTTAGAAAAAAGTATTCAAGTAAGACAAGAATGGGCGTCATTTATAACTAACATTTCGACGGAACTTCAATTACCCATGGAAGAAAGACAAGACGCGCTAAAGCTTATACGCGATAATAAAAATATCTACCTTTCTTTACTCAATAAGGACGTCGAAATCAATACCTTTGACGCAGCGGAATCGTTACGAAGCACGCGAAACAAAATAAAACACAAAATAAATTCGTTCCCCCCGCAAGATTCCAATAGCCCCGAAGTATTGGCTGCCCGATCTCATCATGAACTAGTCAAATCTATTGGGATTTCTATATCCGATATAACTACGGGTATTGTGGAAAAGGAATTGAAATTTTTATTTTATCGCCAACTAAATACATATTCCGGCGACCAAAATAACATTTTTGACAATATTAGCGAACCCGATTATTCACATAGAGGTCACATCCCAAATATAAATTTATTTCGTATGTTTGCTTCAGACGTGCGAGAAGAAGGCGACGAAGAAAATACAAATGGCCCAGTGGTTAACGGGGGAGGTCTCACTAACGAAGTATAGAGATAGCAGTGTCATCTAACCTTATGATGCCTTGCGTCACTTAGTGATACATTGTAGGGTATTTTATACCACGAATATCGACAGGCGGAATGGCAGGCGAGAAAGTAGGTGTCGGTGCGTTATTGATGTTTGCCGCTTTTTTAGGAGGCGCCACAGCACCGCCCGCTCTTACGCGTCTTAATGCGTCATTCACGTTATTGACGTCTTTATATGTAGTAAACGCCATTAAATTACTGTTGGCATTTAAACTTCCTATGCCCATCTCCGCATTTCTACGATTAGCCGTAACTTGAGATGCGTCACGATTACCTAACCATTTTTTATGGGCGCGCGCTTGAACAGGTTTCGTTAAATCAGGCATGGTTTTAATGTAAGTTTGGCGACCCATAACGAATGAGCTTTGACCGTCGCTCGTGGAGTCTTTTTGAGGCATGGCTTTAATAGAGTTTAATGCGCCGTTATTGATACTAAATCTAATTGGAAACATGGTGTTATATACATAACGCGAGACTAAAGAGCAGGGAACCCCCGGAACCTTTACAAAATACCATTTTTACATAATTATCATAACATTATGTAAAACGCGAGTCCCTCCCTACGTTCCTTGCCGAATAAAGCGAAGGGTTCACCTTAACGGCGGCGCACGGCCATTAAACTTACATACGAACCATTATGTTGGTCTCCGCCGAAACCAATATCATTATACGTCTTATTAACAGCCGTTTGCTTCTTAAAACGAATGTAATCCGACGAATCGGGAACGAATCTAGGATTGCATACCGACGCGGGGACTCCCGTTTGGTCACATTGGGAAATAATGGACCCCATGCGTCCTTGGCGGCCGGGGTAAGTTTTATTTACTTGATTCGAACCGCCACATACATAGTTTTGACGGGATAAGAAATCACCTAAATTAGTAATCGCACGAAAGGGTCCTATGGACCGGTTTTGTCCATTTACAGTTCCAGTCGCATATCTCGTATTCCACGAATCCCTCAATATTTTTCTAGTCATGGTGGATTCACTATCTTTAAAATTTGTGATTGTTTGTTTCGCAGAATAGCCTGGTATTCCACCTCCTAAATAAGACATTTCGTATACTATACCCATATATTTTTATTATAACGTTAGTATATAGTAATTCATCAAAACAAATAATGAGTAAAAGCCGCGATTCATCCATAGAATCTGAAAATGAAGAACTGGCACATTCATCCGTTCTTGAAAACACAATGGACTTTTCCCAATACAGCGCGGATGATTTAGAAATGATGATAGAAGGCGAGGGTATCCTTTCGTATGACGCAGAATGTGTTCGTAAAAAATCCAACTGGGGTAAAACTTCCGATAAATATTTATTCGACTCTGAAACTTTCGCGCCCGAAACACTACTAAATGACTTGCCCGAATATTCGCCTAAGTTACACGTATTATTAAAAAAAATAGAGGCGCTCGATGAGGTCGACCAAAAACAACATGGTAAAAAATTCAAGCATTTCGTATTTTCCGACCTGAAATCCAACGCATATGGCGCCAAATTATTGACGTCCGCTCTTATTGCCAGCGGCATGAAACTGGGTTATTCGGCAAACCCGAAAAAGAAGTCCAAGAAGACAGACAAAGGTTACGATAAAATAGAGTTTTCGTCCGATTCTGCCCTATCTAAAACCAGCGGCAATAACGTATTATTATTATCATCTACATCAGTTTACGACCAAAACATAACGGTTGCCTTGAAAAAAATCATATTATCCAAATTTAATCAACGTCCTGATAACGTCCATGGAGAACTCGCGCGTATCATCGTTATGGATAGTGGATTTAAAGAGGGAATCGATTTATTTGATATTAAATATATTCATATCTTTGAGCCGTCGGTCGTTCCTGCCGACCAAAAGCAAGTTATCGGTCGCGGCACACGCACATGTGGCCAAAAAGGTCTCGAATTCCATCCCACTAAAGGCTGGCCTTTACATGTCTTCATCTACGACTTATCTATCCCCGAGCCGCTTCAAGGCAATATGTTGGGTGCCGAGACGGCCATTGATTTATATATGAAAGCGATGAATTTAGATGTGCGTCTTTTTCATTTTGCCAATGACTTGGAAAAGGCCACTGTAGTAGGCTCTGTCGATTATGATTTAAATAAGGCTATACATTCGTTTTCTATAGCCGAAACTACGTATGGTGGTAAAACAAAGGGCGGGGCGAAACGAAAATTAGTCATACGTGACGATGCTCCAATTATTTATGCGAATAGCGATAATGACATGGCTCTTGTTACGCAGCGCCTAAAACACGAAGATATGAAACGGTATATTAAACAGGATTTTTCGCAATATACATGGAAAGACGTTAAAATGGAGAACCTATGTGAGGATAAATCGAAAGGCGGCGCGAGTGGTCAAATCATGAAATATACCCCTAGTCAAGACTTCGTTCGTAATTATTTCACACCTGCGAATCCTGTCAAAGGAATTATGCTGTGGCATTCCGTGGGCACAGGAAAAACCTGCAGTGCCATAGCCACCGCCACCACGACATTCGAACGCGAGGGGTATACTATCCTTTGGGTTACCCGCACCACATTAAAGAACGATATCTGGAAAAATATGTTCGACCAAGTATGTAACGATAAAATCGCCGACGAAATCGAATATAGAGGCCTTAAAATCCCCGACGAGCAGGCCAAACGCATGAAATTGCTATCGAAATCATGGAAAATCCGCCCTATGTCCTATAAACAATTCAGTAATTTGGTCGCCCAAAAAAACGCTTTTTATAAGTCCCTTGTGAAAATAAACGGCCAAGCCGACCCCCTACGTAAAACCCTTTTAATTATCGATGAGGCGCATAAATTATACGGCGGTGGCGATTTATCCTCCATTGAACGTCCCGATATGAATGAACTTGAACGCGCTTTGTCTAATTCCTACGAGATATCCGGTCGCGATTCGGTAAAATTATTATTGATGACCGCCACGCCTATAACCCTCGACCCCATGGAATTAATAAAACTCATCAACTTATGTAAACCTATGAATGAAAAGATGCCGAGCGATTTTACTACGTTTTCGGATACCTACTTGGACGCCGATGGAAAATTTACTGACGCGGGCCGCTCCCGCTATTTGGACGATATTTCCGGTTATGTTAGTTATTTAAATCGCGAAAAGGATGCCCGGCAATTTTCCCAGCCTCAAATACAACATATAAACGTGCCGATTATAAAAGATGTGGAAAACGCCAAACGCTTCGATAAAAAGTTGGTAAGGTCTTATATGAATTCCGAAATTAGCGAATTGAAAAACCAAATTATAGAGACGAATAAGGAATTGAAAACCGAATTGGATGAAGTGACTGCCAAAGAATTCGAATATCTATATGAAAAATGCGAGCCTTTTGAAGATGACAAGGCGGCGCACAAATACTGTAAGAAAACCGTCAAGGATAATATTCGAGAACTTGTAGGTGAAGCCAAAGATCTAGTAAAAGGGATACGTAGTGATATTAAAGAGATTCGTAGTAGGATAAAAAACCGTTCGTTATTTAAAAAGGAGGCCATGGAAAAAATAAAGGATACTATCGATAACCACGCCTCAGAATACGAACATTATAAGGGTAGTTTATTTGCGTCTCTTAAGGATAAATGCGGTATTAAAATAAACGGCCAGTCCGGGTTGGCCGAAAACGTGAAAAAGCATGACGCCATGATAAAATACGACGAACAAATTAAGAATTATAATCAGGATATTGAGAACCTACAACTTCGTTTAAAACAAAACATGGAAAACTATAAAAATCGCATTGCCTTTCTCAAAAATATATTGAAGAAGGACCTCAGTGAGTTGGAGCGGAGCGTTATTCAGTCTACTGTCCAAGATGAGCGCGTTAACTATAGAAAATTAATAAAGGCGACGCGTAAAGAAATTATTGCGTCCACAAAAGATATCAGAAAATCGATTAAAACGGTGACCCAAAAGCGCAAGGTTCTCTATAATAAGATTAAAAAGACGGTGAAAAATAAAATTAAAAAGGACCGCAAGGAGGAAAAAGCCGTCGAGAGGGCGGAGAAGAAATTACGCAAGACCCTTCGTAAACAAGGGGAGTATTCGGGAGAAATTAAAGATGAGCGTTTGAAAAGTATTATTGGGAAATATAGTGGACAAATAGACGAACAAATATCTAGACTGTCCGAAGGTTCTCTACCTATACCCAAAAAAACGGAAAAGCAAATCAAAGCGGAAGAAGAACGGGAAGTGAAAAGACAAGGAAGGGCGACGAGGAAGGAAGAAAAGGCACTGGAAAAGGCACTGGAAAAGGAACGTGTAAAAGCAGAGAAGAAAGCACAAAAAGAAGAGCACCGCGCCACTAAAAAGGCAGAAAAGGAACGAGAAAAGGAATTGAAAAAACAGGCTAGAAAGACCAAGAAAAATAACGCGTAAAACAATATAGACGCTTTATATACAAAGGTGTAATGAATACTTCTCAACTTGTAAATCAAAGAACTAGACCAGATGACGACGAAAACGCATCTTTTATAGAATTAGTTGCCATTACGGTGTTATTTGCCGCGGCGACATGTTCAATATTAGTAAATATGTGTTTTACCTATATGAAGCGATCCAAGTCTTCAGAAATAATGGCGGATGATATTGATCAAGAAAAGCCAGTTGCTAGTATTATAAGACATGAATGTGTTATTGCCGTCGATAATATGGTAAAAGAATAAATATATAGACGTTATTATATATTTATGCTTATGTTCAAAAAATTTTATTTATTATTTATCGCAATTTATGGTTACATGTCATTATGTGAAGCATATAGCAGTTCGACAAGTAATATACCTATTATGAACACTTATAGTGCGCATTCAGGAACTCGTAAATATATAATGTGGGGTAGTGGGGCGTATAAAGGAAGCACCGCTTATACGGCACCTACAAGATACGGTAGTGGAGCTGGGTCTTACGCGTCCGCGGCTAAGCATGGAAGCGGGGTCCATAGTGGAAGAATAAATAAACACGGAAGCTGGGCTTATGTCGTTCATACGCGAGGAAGCACAGCATCTGTTCCTAAGCATGGAAGTGAGGTTCATAGTCGGTCATCCGTTCATACGTATGGAAGCGGG